ATAGCTTCCACCGAATAGAGCAACTCTGGCTTGGTTAGCAATCCAGTCAGCGGCGTATGTATTAGGATGCGTACCGTCTGTAGTCATCTGATACGGGACTCGCCACTTGCAAGTATCTGAGGTACCTCATGCATACGATGATAGGTCGTAGCAAAAACCACCGTTTAGATAAGCAGGTATAGCTCGTACAGATGCATTGAATGTCGGAGACTGAGTCTGTTGGTTACCTACCGTCTGATTGCCAGCGGATTTCCAACCATCGGTAGAAGTAGAATTACCACCTACCGTAGCTTGATATTTCGTCACCCCTGTATTAGGAAAAAGATTGAAGATGGTACCGCAGTCAGTGCTACATTGAGCGGCTGTCCTGTTGTATCTGGTATTGAAGTCATTCGTTCCGAAGAAAACACCAACGTGGGTGTACTTCGGGATAGCGGCTATAAACGTCTGTAACCTGGTATTGCTACCAGCGATGTCGGCGGCAGCCATTGCTTGCCTGCCAATCTTGACGTAAGCGCATATGGGATCAAGAGTTCTCGGGAGAGGACCTGAAGCACCATTCGTACCAATGACGGTATCGCCCTGTCCGATGGCAGTAATACTGTCTCCGACGAGGATGTGAGCCTTGGCGTTAGCTGCGGCGACTGTACCTAGGATGGCTGCGGGTTTGTAGAGGTCGGCTGCGGATGCTGAAGCGGCGACACTTCCAGAATTACCGAAGTCTCCTGAGACGGAGCCATCGATTACACCGAGAGCAATCGGAGTGGAAGGTGCACCGGGTAGAGCTGATTGAGGAACGACACCTGTACCTGTGACGGCGGTAATAACCGTCCTAATCCAGAATTTAGTAGCTGCGGGGATTATAAGGGTAGTGGCGTCTGAGACTACCTGTCCACCATCAGCGACAGTGACTGTAGGAGAAGCAGACCAATTGACAGCAGTGAAGGTACCACTAGGGTATTCGATATACCTCTTCATGGTATACGTCCCACCTGGCGTAGATTCTGACATCGTAGTGCCGTTGTCTAGATAGTACCAGTTGACGTCTACTGTCTTGATGTTAGAGATGCTACCCTGAGGAGTACTGTAATGTTCTGAGATGAAGGTGAAGGGAGTAGTAATAACGCCGGATAGACTTCCGGGGGTTACGGTTCGGTTAGCTACGATCGTGTTGACAGTAGTACCTCCGGCACCGCCGATAGAATCACCGAAGACATGGTTGATGTAATACGCCCCGGATGCATCATACGTTGTAACTCCATTGCTGGAATTAACACGGATGGCACCTGATGGATGATACAGCCCGGTATGAGCGGCGTCATCGAATACTGCATTTATACTTCCGTCTGCGGCGTATAAGCCGACGTAGGAAGTCCCAAGTACTGAGGTCAGATTGATCTGACCTGAGGCGTTATACAAAGTCATTTAGTCGTAAGCACCTCTAGGAAGATCTCCGTACGGAGTAACAGGCATCGGTTCAGTTACAGGAGAACTCTTAGAACCACGTTGAGCGGCATCGGAAAGAGAAGCTCCACGTCCATGATCGTTGATGACTACGCCATCGTGTTCAGGAGCAGGCATGCTATGATCAGGATGCCAGTCTTGCTGCATACTGGGTCGGTCTTCGGCCATTACTTAAAGCCCTTCTTCTTATCGAACTTCTTGTCTTTCTTGGAACCTTCTTTGATTCCTCTTTTCTTATCGCGAGCCATATCGGCTTTCTTAGCGGTAGACATTGCCATCTATTGTGTTCCTAACGTTCCTGTTGGAGTTGCGCTTGCAGGTGGATTACGTTGCAATCCAAAGCCTGGGCTGGGCTTAGGGGGTGGAGAGAACTGACCTTGTGAGTTGACGTCATAGTCTTCACCCATACCTGTAGCTGTTCCGGCTTCTTGATGGAGTTGTTCCTGAAGGGCTTGGACCATCCGTTGAGCATCGGCTTGTTCAGCCAACTGGATGTACGGAGTTACGACGTGGTAGTCTTTCAAATCGAATGTACTCTCAAGGATCTTAGCGAGAGTGATTGTAGAGAAGTGCGGTTGAACACTCGGCCAAAGTCCTGAACCCGTAAGGGAGGTAAGATTTTGTACAAGTTCCGCTTGTTCAGCGAAGTGACGAGCTCCGATGGCACGAATTCTGCCAACACCTGTGATGTCGTCAACCGTAAGGGATTGGAAGGTCGTTGTCTGGAATTCGTCATTGAAGACACGGATTGAGGTAAGAGCGGAGAGGTTGCGTTGAGAAAGCTCAAGCATGGCGTTTAAACAAGTATCCATGAACTCTGAGAACTGGAAGATCTTGTTCTGAAATAGACGGGAAGAGGCGTTCTCTAACCGTTGGACTTCGTACTTAGTCTTTTCACCCGGAGAACGGATGCCCATTGCTTCCTTAGGAGCGCCGGCCATTTCTTCCATCATAGTGGCTAAGCCACCGATTTCAGAATTACTCTGCATGATCTGGACTTCAGGTTGGATTAGTTCGACGTCACCTTCTTCAGAGACGAAGATCTTCTCACCTGGTTGCCAAGTGTAATCTTCAACAAAGCCTTTGACCTTCTGGACTGGATAAGTCACCAGATCCCAGATGTCTGCCTTCATGTTTTCGACGTGATCCATTCGGTATTGCATACCGACGAGATTGTCTAACGGACCCATACCCCAGAGGTTGTCCTGCTTCCGTCTCCAAGGAGAATGGAAGATGGGAGGGTATCCGAAGAAGGAAGGATTGTCTTTGTTGTTAATAAGCTTGTGTCTGTCTACGACAGTGATCACCTTATTCTTTTCGAAGGTGTCGTTATACGGATCGTACCAATCACCGTAGAAGGTCAGAACTTCTACGTAGTCTGATTTGAGGTATTCTTGGAAGGATGTGAACCCATCCATCATGTACAACCGATCGCGCTGCTGCCAGTCACCCTGGAAGGTACGAGCACGAAGACGGAGGTCGTAGAGGTAGTCGTAGAGCTTCTGGTATTCTTCTTGGTTGTCGTCGTTAGACATCCTAGTAAGAAGATCCTTCAACTCTCCGAGAGAGATGATGCTCCTGATTATCTTAGGAGACTCGATGAAAGATTCACTCGTCGGATTAAAGACGATGTCTAAGGGAGAAATCCTGCGGAGAGCAGGGCCGACATAGCCGACTTGAGTTCTACCATTCTTTAGTGCTACTCTCTGGTCTTTCCATTCGACGGTAGCAAAGCAGTTGCCGAAGTCGATGTAGTCTTGTATTAGCTTCTCAGCCTCAGGCCGGAAGGTAGGCTGTTCAACAACCCATGTCATGTAATTGACGATGGCGTCTTTCTTAGCCATACTGTTGCTGTCAGCATCATCGGCTTCCCATTCCAACCACTTACGTTTAGGGAATAGAGTAGCCGTATAGTTAGCGAAGAGATTGTCTCTGATCTGACAGAGCTTTGGAATAGTCGTCTTATTCTTCCACGGCAGGGAGGCGTTAGTCGTCTGTGAGGTATCCGTCGCATAGACGTACCTTCGGATTTCTTCCCAAGAAAGCTTCTTAGTCTGACGACGATTATCCCAGTCGATATACTTCTCGGTTAGACGGACCGCAAGCATGTCCGGGGAGATTGCATTCTCTAGTGGTAGGACTTTACCCGTCAAGCTACACCGCCGAAAGTCGTATGATATTGGAAGGCAGGTGTCTGGTTCTTACGTAACTGGAAGTAGTTAGTAGGTGGTACGGCAAAGTCGATGGCGGATGCTAACGCATCTTTGACGTCATCGTGAGACGGGTTCATTGTCATTAATTCTTCTTCTAGGACTTGAATGTTTCCAGTAGGATAGTGCCAGATCTGACGGTTGGCGTATCTAGGTTCTAGGGTAGCCATGATCCGTTCTTCTTTACTACCTTGCCAACGGGAGGGGCGGAATTCTTCTACCACGAGAGACAATCCGTTCTTACGGATGTAGTCGTCTTTCAACGTAGAGACGATGACTTGCTGAGCTACTGAGACTTCACAACGAATACGGCGGAAACCCCACTTCTCGTAGAG